AAAAGATGGTGATACGATATATTACGATAAACATGCTGGACACGACATATCATGGAAAGATACTCTTTATAGAGTTATTCGTGATGGTGACGTAGTTCTAGTAGATTAACCTAAACCGCAAACCCAAAACCTAAAACTTAAAACATAAAACAAATTATTAATTAACAAAAACAAAAAAAATGGCAGTACAAAACATTAGAGGTTTACAAAAAGGACCTTATCTTTATTTTGCAGAAGCAGCTGTTGAAACAACAACAGAGGCTATATGTATACCAGCTAGTGCTTATTTAGGTGCTAATCCAACAGGTGACAATTCTTTGACGTTAAACTTCATGGATACTTTAGGTGCAGACACTGTAAAAGTAGTAACTTTAACTATTGCAACAGACACACATAAAGAAGTTATGTCGGCTTTAGCATCTATAATGAATCCTAATCCTAATAAGGCAAAAGCGGGAATTATAGTAGTAGCTGACGCTGAAACTACTGAAGCTAAAGAATTAACAACAGCTACAGGTGGTGCTGGTACTTCTTATTCTCCAGCTAAATTTGGTAAGAAAGCAGCAGTATACCACAAAGAATTTAACGGAAACGTAACGGGTTGCGCAATCGCTTAATCATTAACTTAAAAAAATAAAAAAATGAAAGAAAATTATTTATATTTCTCAGATGCAGACGGAGCGGATGCAACAGGCGATGCAGCTATGTGGCCAGGTTCAAGATTTCTGGGAGTAGATCCAGTATCTGTAACAACTACAGATATTTACTTTGAAGGTCAAACCGGTGTAGGTGATGGTGTTGACAAGGTTAGACTAACTCACTTAAATTCATCAACAGTTGCTGATGATCAAGTTGATCTTAATGGGCATAAAGCAAGAGAAATAGCTAACGCTATCGCTGAGGCTATTAACGCGCATCCACACGGTGGAGTTATGCACACTATGGTAGATCTTACTAATAACGTACATTTTGGCACAATGCCAACTTGCACGACTGTAGCGATAACTATTGACTCATAGTAAATGAGACTAACCGCGCAAGATTTGCGTGAAATGAACATCCTTAAGTATTACAGGCTCACTAGAAAGTGGGTCTGTAAA